AGCAATCGACAGCAACGACGATAGCAGGGGCGAATCTACACGCAACCAAGCTAGGGGCGGCTGGAGTGTGGCTCTATGAACTAGACACCTCGTACTGGAAGCAGTTTGTCCATGAGCGATTCCTAACGCCGACCTTCGACGATACAAACATGCTTAGGCGCGGTTCGCTTTCGCTATTCCAAACTGAAGCATCTCACCTGAGTTTCGCGCAGCATATCGCATCCGAGGAACTTGTCTCGGAGTTCAAAGAGGGCAAGGGGTCGAAGGTTTATTGGAGCGTAAAGAACGAAAACAACCATTGGCTAGATGCTACCTACATGGCGGCGGCGGCTGGCGAAGCTTGCGGGGTCAAGTTGATTGCACCCTCTGAGGTCGAAGTTGCTCCGAAGCAGATCGACGGCGATAAGCCAAAGCCTAAGCCAGTTCCACAGGCTCAAAGACACGGACAGACACGGTTCAAGCAAAGGCAAGGCGGCTGGATTCCAAAAAGGAGATCGTAATGGCGAAGAAAGCAAGATCGATGAAAGGGCCGACAACCGAACCGAAGCAAGAGGTTCCATCTGAGTCGATTGCATTACAGGTTGTCGCTCCGGTGGCTAGGGAATTTGAAGCTAGGCCATGCTCATCGTGCCAAGCGATCAGACCGCATGGGAAGAACTACAGCAGAGTCTATTGCACACGGGGCAACATCCGCTACTGCAAATGCCACTTTTGTAATCACACTTGGTCACAGGAAGGTAAATAATTTCGACCAGTGTACTAATGGATTAGTACAGGCATCTAGCAACCGCGAAAAGTCTATGCAATCCTTGTCGCATGGAATCAGCGGCAAGCCTTTTAGCACTAATCGACGCGGCTATTAAAGCACTTTTAACGGGAGGTGCTCAAAGCTATAACATTGGCTCAAGGTCAGTGACCAAGCTTGACTTGGGTACGCTCTTTGAAGAACGGCGGATGCTTGTACAACAAGTCCGGCGTGAGACTTCATCGGGTGGAATCAGCCTCGCAAAGTTGAATCGAGGTGGTCGATGATTGGAAAGTTCATCGATTCGGTCGTCTCGGCGGTCAATCCGATCGCAGGATTGCGACGGGCTCAGGCTCGTAAGGTGCTCAGGTCGTACCAAGGTGGCGAACCATCGCGGGTATCGTCCAACAGGCATCCAAAGAACAACCCGGCTGACATCGAGCTATCGGGGCCATACGGAGCGAATCAGATTCGGGCAGGGGCTCGGGATCTTGTACGCAATAACAGCTACGCATGGGGCGTGGTAGATACGATTGTCTCATCGGTAGTCGGTTGCGGGATCCGTGCCCAAAGCACTTTTGAGACTCCCGAAGGTGACGATGTCGAACCGATCAATGATTCGCGGGATAAGATTTGGGGCGAATGGTGCGAAGTTTGCGACATTAACGGACAGCATACATTCGATGAACTCCAGGCCCTTTGCCAACGCGAAATGGTTGAGGCAGGCGAAGTCCTCATTAGGATCTTGCCGTTACCTTCGACCGAATACAAAGGCATCTCAAGACCGGTTCCATTGGCTCTTGAGATCATCGAGGCCGATCGCCTTGCCGGTGACAAAGACACCTATGCAAGCAGCATTGCTAGGGATGGATCTAACCGAATCGTTCGCGGGGTCGAGGTCGACGAGTTTGGAAAGCCGGTTGCCTATTGGATTTACAAAGACCATCCCCTACAGCCCTACGCTTTCACTAGAACGCCTGAGAGAGTGCCGGCTAGGGAAATACTCCACTTATTCCGGCAAGAGCGTATAGGTCAAACCAGAGGCATTTCGTGGTTCGCTCCGGCTCTGTCCTCGATTCGGGATCTTGGAACTTATATTGACAACGAGCTACAAGCTTCGGCGGTCGCGTCATGCTTTACGGTGGCAATCAAGACAACAACACCGGTTGGAGACTTGGTCAATCCTGACGGCGAGAGCAACACCGATGCGGCTGGTAATCGCGTTAGGCACATCGAGCCAGGTCTAATCCTCGATCTCAACCCAGGAGAAGACGTTGAAGGAATCAACCCAGGCAGGCCAAACACCGGGGCAGACGCATGGATCAAAACGATCCTTCGAGGGGTCGCGGTCGGAACCGGTCTATCGTATGAGGTCGTCGCAAGGGACTACAGCCAGACTTCATACTCTTCGAGTCGAACGAGTCAGCTAGAAGACCGAAGGCGGTTTCGATGTTGGCAGCAGTACTTGATTCGTCATCTGTGCCAACCTGTTTGGGATCGGTTCTGCGATGCGGCGGCTCTTTCGTCGGTCGATGGCTTTCCGTCTTCGGCTGACCTGTTAGCCGATCGTCGGCGGTTCGCTCCGGTCGAATGGCAAACTCCCGAATGGGAATGGGTTGATCCTCAGTCAGAGCAAACAGCCTCGGAGATGGCCCTAAATAGCTTCACTGACACCTATGCAAACGTGCTAGGGTCGCGGGGCAGATCGTTCAGACAAGTCTTCTACCAACGAGCCAAGGAAGATCGATTGCGAAAGAAACTTGGACTACTGACCAACGAGGAAAAGCAGTTGCAAGTTTCGGCGGCTCAAAGCGGTGGCCAATCGCCAACAGCACAACCGCAACTAGGCACAGGCGAGATGATGGGGCTATCTACGCTCCAATTCAATCGCAATCGAAAAGCAATCGCCAAAACTCTCGATGATCTTGCTAGCGGTGCGATCAGCGAATCGGTCGCTAAGGTCTTTTTATCTTCGATCGGAATGAGCGAAGCAAACGCGCAAGTGCTCATCGATGATGCGAAAGATGGAACGGTTGACACTCAATTACCAGAGGTGCAAGCGTGAACAAGCAAGACCTGATTAAGCGACGCAAAGAACTCAACGATCGCAAGCGACCTGCCAGCCTCGAAACGATCCAGCGTCAATTCGGAGCGGTCAAAGATGGTCGCGCGGTGATTGCAACCGAAACACCGATTGAAATCTACGATCAGTCGAGGGGATGGATCAAGCAAGTCCTGTTGATGGATGGCGTTGTTTTTCGCAACGGAAAAAAGCAATTGCCAATCGTCGATTCGCACAACGATAAAACCGTTCGCAACGTCTTTGGCTCGATTCGCAATATCAGCATCGAGGGCGATCAGCTTATCGGCGATCCTGACTTTGCCAGCGATGCTGAATCGCAGATCGTTCGCACTCGATTTGACGAGGGGCATCTGACCGACTTTTCAATCGATGCAGTGATCTTGGAGCGTCAGCTAGTACCACAAGGCCAAAGCTACACAACGACATCAGGGCAGGTCATCGAAGGGCCGGCAGAGATCGTCACGAAATGGGAGCCACACAACGCGAGTATCTGTGCAACGGGTGCAGATCCTAATTCCACTGTTCGTCGGTCGTCTGACCGGAAAGAGGTAACGAGAATGGACGAGTCTTTGATGAAGACTTTGGCCGGGCTCGGAGTGCCGGAAGGCATGACCGATCCAAGTGCAATCATCGCTTTTTTAGCCGGAAAGCTAAGCGGTTCTGTTGAGGAAGAATCCTCAGAGCAAACACCACTGGGCGAAGTCGAAAACATGGAAGGCGAAAAGCCTGCCGAAGAAGTCGCAGAGCGTGCCGAGCACACTGGCGACGAAATGAAAGTTGAAAAGATGGAAGAAGAAGTAAAGGCCGAAGTTGAACGTCAACTCAAGGCCGATAAGGTTCGTCGTCAAACAATCCTCAATCATTGCAAGTTGGCCAAGCTTGAGCGAAGCTTTGCTGATTCGCTGATTGAAGATCAAACCGTTACCGTTGAAATCGCTCAAGAAAGGATCATCCGAGCTATGGCTCAACAACCATTGGGAGCCGTAACCGGCTCGAACCTTCGCGTTACCGAAAGCGAACAAGATAAGTTTGAAGCGGCTGCTAAAGCTGGCTTTACTCAGCGATGCTTTCAAGGCAACATTACCAAGACTCAGGCTGAAAAGGCCGAGGGCGATTCGCACTTTAAGAGTCTCGGAGTCTATCGACTTGCCGAAGCTTGCGTTCGTCGCATGGGAATTGATCCTGAAAAGCACAGCAAGTCCGAAGTTGCTCGCATGGCGATGGGTCATAAGCCCACTTTGGATCGGGTCAAGCGTGCGGTTGGCGATGCTTACCATACGACCGGATCGTTCCAAAACATCCTGTTCGATGGACTTAACAACACCTTGCGAGCGGCTTATGACGAAGCCCCTTACACTTGGTCGTTCTGGGTTCGTCAGCGTCAAAGCGTTGAGGACTTCAAAGATATTCACGCAACCCAATTGAGCGAATTCCAGAACTTGGAAGTCGTTCCAGAGGGCAAAGAGTACCCTGAAAAGAAGATGAGCGATCGTCGCAAGACCTACAATATAGACAAGTTTGGAGCAAACTTTTCGGTGACATGGGAAACGATTGTCAATGACAATCTTGATGCACTTTCGCGCATCCCAACGATGCAAGGAACTGCGGCTCGTCGGACTCAGGAAAAGTTGGTCTACGATACTTTCCTGTCCAATCCTCTGATGCCCGATGGGGTCGCTCTGTTTTCCGCTTCACACGCAAGCGGTCGAAACATTACGGCCGTAAGCCCAGCGGCTCCAAGCGAAACGACGCTTGACGAAGGTTTTGAGTTGATGAGCAAGCAAGTTGGGCTTAACGGCTCGTTGCTTAACTTGATTCCATCGGTGTTGCTGGTTCCACAAAAGTATTCCGCAACCGCATTGCGGATTACCAACAGCTTGTCGTTCGCTCAAAGCAACGGCAACGAGGGAATCAGTAGCTTGTACGGTGTCAATGGCGTTCGTCCGTTGCAAGTGGTTACAACCGCTTTGCTTGACAATAACAACACTACCAACTGGTACTTGATTGCATCGAGTTCGCTGGTTGACACCGCTGAGATTGTTTTCCTTCAAGGTGAGGAATCGCCAGTCCTTGAGAACGAATGGACGATGCTCAGCGATAAGTGGGACTTCAAGATTCGCCAATCAATGGGTTGTGCGATGATCGACCATGTCGGCTTCTACGGAAACCGTACCTAGTCTTAACTGACGATCTTTGCCCTTGGGTCGCTTGACCTGAGGGCTTTTTGGAATTGAACAAACAAACAAAAGGGATAAACGAAATGGCTGGACTTCGAGATTTTAGGAACTACTCCGATGACTTCATCGGGCCTGCGGTGTCTTTTCCAACTTCGGCGAATATCGCTTCGCCTTGGGTTTACGCGGTCACTGGTGCAGCACCTCCGACAGCACAACGCAACAACGATCGAAAGGTTCTGACTTTGACGAGTGCAAGTCAGATTCAGATCCTTGGCGGTTCGCATGGTGATGCGTTGGCGTTCGATATTGACGACATTCAGCGGGTTGTCATGCGAGCAAAGAACGGTGCATCGACCTTTACCAGCGGATCAATCTTGGTCTTCGGTGTCGGTTCGGCTCGGAATGATACCGCTGACAGCGTGACGGCTCATGCTTGGTTCCGAATGGAAGGTGCCAACAGCACGACAGTTGTCTATGTCGAAACCGACGACGATGTTCGAGATAACAATGATGTCTCGACAGGCGTGACGCTTGGCACAACCTACAAGGAGTTTGTGATTGACTTCACAGGCGGTAAGCAGGATGTCAAGTTCTACATCGACGGTCAGCGAGTCGCAGCGTCCACGACCTTCGATATGTCGAGCTACTCGGCTGGCCTTCAACCGATTGTCCAGCTTCAAAAAGCGGCTAACACCAATGCCGATGTTTTTGAAATGGACTACATCGAAATCGTTCCCAAGCGAGCCTAATCGATGTCACTTAGCGACATGGTCGAGCGAGATGCTAAGGCAGTGTTTTGCAACCCGAATGACTTCGCTGAACCCGTGACCTACTACAAGGAAAACGGCAAGGCAAGGCACATAAACGCGGTTGTGATTCGTGACGCTTTAGCGATCTTGCCTGAGGACGGCGATACAATCACGCCAGTCTTCGAGGTTCATGTTGCGAATGATGGAGTCGAAGGAATCTTGAGCGAAGAATTGAACCTTGGAGGGGATCAGATCGCATTCTCTCCAAGGGTCGGTAAACAGGTCGAGCGTCGAACTGTTACCCGGTTGATGGGCCACGATAACGGGATGTTGCAACTCGAATGCCGTTAGCAGTCGTCGAACAAATCGCGATCGAAATCAAGTCGCGTTTAGATGCGATGATCGGCAATGGCAATTATGCAACCGATGTCCTCGAAGTTGTTCGGCCAACGAGGTTCGGAGACTTCACGCCCAAGGATCGACAGGTAATGCTGGTTCAAGGGCCACAGGAGCTTGTTGCTGAGTTATCGCATCCAGGCAACCCACCAGCGCAAGCTTACCGGCAGATATACCAGATCCGTTGTCACTTGATGCCTTCGGAGCGATCAACGGCAACAATTGATGAACTACTGAACCAGTTCCAAGCCGACATCGTGCGAGCGATTGCAGGAGTGTCTAGCACTTGGCACACGTTTGGCGGTTTGGCGAATGATGCTCAGTTTATGTCACCAGAATACGTTTCGGCAGATGGCGGTCTTGATGGGATCAATTGCCCGATAGCCGTGACGTTCCGAACCGACGATGACGATCCAACCCAGGTAAGAGGCTAGCATGACGACATTGAGCGAGTTCAAAGTCGATGTCGATCAGGCTTCGCTAGATCGCATCAAGGCGGCTCTTGGTAAGTTTGAGTATCATCTTAGCCGGCACATGGCAACGGCTGTTAATCGAACGGCCAGGACGGTTGGCGTTGAAGCGGCTCAGCAACTTGGCAAGGTCGTAAACTTTAAGCTTCACAGCAAAAACAAGTTTACATCGAAGCGATACACAAAAGCGGCGACTCTCAAAAAGGCTGTTTGGCGCAAACAGAATGCGACGGCTGACAGTCCACGAACAGCGGTTAAGCTTTGGGGCGGTCACCCTTTCCCGGTTCGTTGGCACGAAGCCTATGAGTTTCAACGCAAGCGGAAGAAAAAGACTGTATCGGAAGGCATCTACTATCGAACCCACGTTGGCGGCGGCTGGACGGCCGTGCTCGATGGCTTTCTAGTTCGTCAATGGGGCGGCCATGCTTACAAGCGACTCGAAGGATCTAGGGCGATTCGCAAGATCAGAGGTATGAGCCCCGGCGATTACTTCGATGAAAAGAACATTCCAGAGGTTGCGCACAAGGTCGCGGCTGAGCGATTGCCAATCGAGATCAAGCGACGCTTGCGAGACGTGACGATGGCGGCTGAGGGAAAAATCAAACTGCGTTCATCTCCAGACTTAGGAAACCTAACATGACTTTATTGAAGCGAAAACGAGTCTTAGCGGCCAAGGTTGAAGCGACTCCAGGAACCGCCGAAACATTGACGGCGGCTGAAGCGGCATTCAATTGCTACGACATCATGATTCAAACCGAAACAGAGCTTGAGTCCAGGGAGGGTCAAGGCTCATTCGGTATGCGTGCTAGCGTTCCAGGTGGCTACAAAGGTCGCATCACCTTCAAGCATGACGCAAGCTGGGATGGGACAGCAACCGAACCGTCATGGGCCGATACGTTCTTGCCTGCTTGCGGTTGGGTCAAGTCCGGTCAAGTGTTCAC